TGATATAGAACTAGAAATTACTGATGATTTACCAAGTGGTAGTGTCATCTTGCAAATTCCTTATGGTGTTAACACACCTTGGGTGAATAGTTATATTAAAAACTATGCAAGATTACATGAACGCTATGCAGGAGCAATTCAATATCGCTTTACAGTAATTGGTAATCCACTATTTTCTGGTTCAATTGGAATTGCATGGTTAAATCGTGCTAATCCAACGAGTACAATCCTTGTATCAGAGGCTCAGAAATTTGCATATACTGCTAAGGGAGTAACAATGCCATGGAATCAAATCCATACCTTGCATGATGGAAGACAAGATCTATTCTATCGTAATACTGATGAGGTAGTTGATGCGAACAGACCACACTTGTGTGTATTTCTGTTATTATCATTACAGAACCCTCTTCGTGAAGGAGTAAAAACTCGCTTAAGAGTCGCATCTAAATTGTGTAATGCAGCCGATCCAAATCCTTTCATCTTTTCATTACCAGTTCCATACAGAGAATTGCCAGTAAATACCACTAATTCACTTCAACCAAGTGCATTTGATGACTTATTTATCAATGCAACAAATACGAAAATTAATATCTATTCTGATGGAACATTAGCAACACCACAGAAGTATACACAGACATATTACCCAGAATACAACGAAAAAGCCTTTGCAATGTCATCATCACGACGATGTGTTCAGAATCAAGATGAACTGAGCACCAATACATCAGCATTTTATGCTAATGGTGAGGCAGCAGGTCAAGAATGGAGTAATTATTTACAAGAATGGGATATGTTTAGTGACTTATTATCAATTTTAAATTTTCCACAACAAGGAAAAGCTGTAGTTTCAATCGTATCTCAAACAACAATGGACGCCCTTTCATTTTCAACACTCCTTTTAGCTTCGCCATGGGGTGGAATGGGAGGAGGAATTACCACCAAATTCACACAAGCAAATTGGAACCGTGGAAAAACTTCAACAGGTTGGTCTGCATCAGATCTCAACCGTCCACAAGCACCAGTAAAAATTCATGCTGTCGTTTACAATAACCAATCATATGTTCTTAGAGATCAACCATTCAATGGAAATAATGAATATTTAATGATGGGTCAATATATTAAAGTTATCACAGATTGTGGTACGACCATCTTTTATGTAATTTCATTAGCTTCTCCACAAGTGGCACCATCGAGAACAACAAGCCAAATGTATGGTATGTGTGGTCTAAGTAACATTGATACACCAACAACTAGTTATACTATCCCATCATATCCGTACTTGAATATTGACGAACAACTTGGATTTACATCACCAATTGACTCTTTGCCATTAGGTTATCAAGCACTGAGGATTACAGATATTCCACCATCTGCTATACTAATTAGTGGATATCCTGGTGCTACAGCCACTGATAATGCAACAATTTCACGCTGGTTCCAAAGGCGTTCAGCAGACCTTCCATTAACTCAATGCTTACAATTTAGACTCACAGATGCTGTATCAGTTCGTACTATCGCAACAGTTCGCTACTTGCAAGAATATAACGTATTCGTCATCAACACAGCAACTAATAATGCATATCGTGCTTTACCAATTTTGACACAAAACATTATTGTACAAGCAGTTATTGTTACTGATAGAACCAATGACTTCCAGGTCACAGATACATTCTTATGGTTTGATCGTGGTAATAATAGTTTCACAAAATCGCCAAATTTCCAAACAATTGCTGCTGGTTTTGAAAATAATAAGCCAGTCTTTGATAGTGCTATCCCATGTACAAGCGTTCAATCAAATGCTATGTTAGCAACAGCTATTGGTGGTGGTATTATGTCAGGTATTGGAGGAGCAATTGAAGGACACACAAATCGCAAGCATCAAGAAAAGATGCAATCAAATCAATTTGGACATGAAGAAGGTATGCAAGGAAACATGTTCAATTTCCAAAAGGAAATGCAAGGAAACTCTTTTGAGTTCCAAAAGATGATGCAACAAGGTAACTTCGGGCAGGAACAATTAATGCAAGAACGTGGTTATCAGAATGACCTTGGATTACTACAATCAAGTCACCAGGAACAACGCATCACAAATCAAATGCAATCACAGAATCGCATGACAGAGAAGGGTTTATCCTCGAAAGTTAATTTTTTAACTAACCCTGGATCGTCACAAGCATAAATAACACTAGAGGACGTGGATCATCACACGCATAACGATGTCTAATTTAATCAATAGTTTTAGTATGAGTTAATGCTCCGAACTATAAAAGAAAATTTTTGTCTAGCTTAAATGCCAAGAAAATTTTTTGTCTTTTACCTTTTATAGATGCATTATAACATAACAAAATTTTTACTTGCTTTTAGAATAAGAAAATTATCATAGTACGTTTTACAAGTAAAATTAAATATTGGAA